GTTTTGTCGTAGTAGGGGAACTGAAGGTTACGGGTGTCCCCGTTGAAGCGGACGTTGAACTTCTTGCAGGTATCCTCAAGGATGCCCCTGCTCTTCAGTGGGATGTAGTCACCGAGGTAGTTCACGGTGGTTTGGAATCGCGGCTTGTGATTGATCTCGCCATCGCCGGGGGCCCAGTGCTGACAGGAGAAACAGTAGGAATGACCATCGGTGTAGATGGCGTTGGCGTCGCTACTGCCGCACTGGGGACACGGCTCATGGCGGACGAACTCAGCAGAGTCGTCGTGCATGGGTGGTGCTCATCGGACTAGGAAGGGGAAGGTGGGCCATCAAACCATTCTACGGGTATCTGGGCAGCGTTGCACCAGGGAAACCCGTTCTTGGCTGCCCAATCAGCATAGGTGGTCTTGCTGGTCTTGGTCAAGGTATTGTTAGGAGCCTGGAACACGAGGCGGATGTCGGCGTCGGGGTTGCTCTTGCGAACAGCCAGCAGCTTACGCCGATCATCCGGACGAAAAAACCCCTTGGCTTCGAGCATCACCCCATTGGGCAGCACGAAGTCAGGGGTGTAGGTCGCCTCGATCGTGTAGCTCAGGCGAAGGGGCTCATACTCGTAGCAGAGCCCGTTCACCTCCATCCACTTCGCTATCCGACCCTCAAGGCGAGAGCGATAGCGTCCAATCATCAGAAGGGCAGGTCGTCGTCGTCAGCAACGCTGCCAGCGGCCTCTACGGCAGCCTGTGAAGGCTCGAAGCTGGGTGCTCCGGACTTGAACCCATCGGTGGTGCCGAACAGGGCTGCAACGTCCTCAGCGGACAGCTCGCCGGAGTCGCCTCCGTTGCCGCTGGCCAGCTTCACGATCTGGGCACCTCGAACCTTGAGGCTCAGGCCAGCCTTGTTGCCGTACACATAGGGCTTGGTGTCGACAATCAGGTTGACCACGGTGCCTGCTCGCACGTCCGTGTCCAGGGGCACCGGCACGCCCTGGGTGTCCACCCACGGGAACATGGGGTGGCTGGTCTCGGGGCCGCCGTAGCTGATCTTCACGAAGCCAGCATCATCCCACTTGGGAAGTTCCTGGGTGTGACGCTTGCCAGCCATCTTGGCGGTACCCCACTCAAGAGCACGCTTGTAGGCGTCCTCGAACTCGACCAGGGTAGCAGCAGGAATGGTGAAGCCGATGGTGCAGTTGTTGAACTTGCCACCAGGCTGAAGGGCATTGATGAAGCCCTCCAGGGTGGTCGTGAACTTAAAGCGGTCAGCCATGGGTGATTGGTGGGTACAGTGGTCAGTGTAGCAGATCAGTAGGGCTGATCGGGGTCAACGTCCAGCAGCTGGCAGACCTCACAGAAGACCTCAGCAGACTGCTCGTCGGCCAGGTCCTGATCACCTGTGCGGTACAGGGTGGCCAGGTAGTTGGCTTCACTCAGTCGATCGGCCACATAGATCCGGAAGTCCTCGGTGGCAATGTCCTCCAGCTCCAGGAACTCGTCGTAGAGGTACTCCACCAGACAGGCAGGAGCCTCAAGGCGCTCGGCGTAGTCAGCAAGAGCTTGCACGTTAAGGGTAGGCATTAGCGGTTACGAGAAGAAGTAGAGGGAATCCTGAACGTCGTTGATGTCCAGGGTGTTGACCATGATGGAGTCATCAAAGGCGACCCCGATCTGTTCCGCCCAGTCCTTGAGGATGGGCTGGCGGTAGATCTCCACGAACTTGTCGCGGATCTCACGGGATAGGTCTCTCATGTCGCAGCTGCGTCCCAACACGCAATCATGGATGACGGTGAAGGGACGGTCCCATTGACTGAAGACCAGATGGAGCAGTGAAGCATCGAGGCTATGCACCAGATTAGGAGCAGACCCCTTCTTGGCTTGGTTTGGGCTTGGGCTCAGTGAGCTGGTGTCCTTGGCAATCTTTGACTGAATGCGGGTCCCGAGGAGACGAGTCTCCACCTTGATCACCTCAGTCTGTCGATCATCCTGGATCACCGTGAACCCTGAGGGCGTCCTCCAGGTCAGATAGTCCCTGCCATCCTTGATCGCCTCAACAGCAGCCTGCTGAATGAAGCGCATAGCCTTGATGGGGCCAGGGATGACAGAAGGAATAGCTTCCCTAAAGACTGCCTTCACCACTTTGCTCAGCTCCAACGGTTCTCCATCCTCGAAGGTCTTAGGTAGTTCCTCTCGGATGTAGCCCCGGGCGCTGTCTTGGGTGACACCATAGGGTGTGGTCATCACCGTCCGCTTGGTAACCTTACGGGTCATCAGCGGATGGTACTTGGGAGGGAGATAGGCCTTGGCTGCCTCAGCCACAATGGCGTAGGCATCAGTCGGCTTCTCCGTAGGGACCACATTCACCATCTTTGCTGCCCCACGATCGTAGGTTAACGCAGAGAGGTGTTGGAGACCAGAGCAGGTAGCATCAATACCAATCGGAAGACCAGAGGTGGACTTCTGTTTGGTGATGACACATTCCCAGTATTCACGGCAAGCAGCCAAGAAACACCAGGGCTCTTCAGCCTCAGCCCATAGACTCAGGTTAGACATAGGCTCAGTTGCAACAACCGTGATCAGATCATGATTGTTCTTCACCCACTCTATCCTGTCATCCATAGAGGCTTTGTCTAGTCCTCGTGTGGTTGCTACCTGAAAAGATAACCACCACTCATCAACAGGACCCTCTTCAGCGAAGTAGATGAGGCTCTTGTCCACATCAGTCCCCTGAGGCGAGAGGCTTGTGACTAAGGGATAGACCCTTCCTCGGAAGTCAAACGACCAAGGAATCCAGAACACATCCTCAGCATACTTGTTAGCTACCCATAGTGTCTCAGTAGTGCGATAGTTACGCTGTTCCAAAGAGGCATTGAAATCTTCAATCTCAGTCCTCGCCTTCCGATAGGCCACCTTCTCTTCATCAGAGGCAGTATCCCAGTCAGGCTTTGGCGGTGGAGGGGTTACATCCTCCGCTCGGAACTTTCCTACTGTTCTCTTCATCTCAGCACAGTTATTAGCTATAGCTAAGATGAAAGGGTTAATTCTATAGGGTACTTTCTGCAGGGTGTTCAGCATCTGGAGGGCTGGTGTGCCCTTCAGGACTAGGGAGGGAAGAGGTCGCTTGCTGCGGATCAGACGGTCAGAGCGGCGCAGCTCAGCCGTCAGGTACCCGCCCTTGCGGTCGTCCGCCCAGTCGTTGGGCTCACACAGCATGGGCCACCGGCACACGGCCAGGCGCTGGGCTTGGTCAAGGATCACATCCTTGGCAGCCATGAAGGCTGCGCTCAGCCGCACGCAGTTGACCGTACGGGCCCCTCCACCCTTGATGGTGCCCATGAACCACGGGAACACCTCAACCCACCCTGTGGCCGCGGCTAGGCGGTCCAGAAGCCACGCTCCGACGAGGTGGTTGATACGCCCCGTCCATACGCTGCTCTCGTGGTTCACACGGCTCATGGCCTTGCGATACTTCGCCACCTTGTAGCTGTAGCCCTTGTGGGCGTGCTGTACGGTGCGGTTGAAGGCCTCAGGACAGGCAGCAGCAAACTCATCCAGCATCAGCTGGTCCTTCACCAGGCGGCCGATGAAGGTGGTCACCGCAATGTAGGGAATACGGCTGCGATCACCACGTAACCCGGTGCCATGACACACAGCATCGAGGCAGCCCTTAGCAGTCAGCAACGCCAGCACATACGGGTCAGCAGTCTTCAGGTGTGCTACAGCTGCTGCGTTCTGCTGTGTCCAGCCCAGCGTGATGCGGGCCATCTTGTCGCTGATCTCATCAGCTATGGGGTTCAGGGCTTGCTTGATGAAGGCATTGCCATACACGGTGCTCGAAGCATAGTTCCTCTCCTCAGCTGCGTTGGTGCGCTCAGCCAGGCGACGCTCAGCCTCCTGCTTTGCTTCGATCTCACGCTGGAACTGGCGAGCGATGAGGTCAGGGGTTGCCATTAGATCTCGTACACGGTTTGCTTATCAAGGCTACGGCAGTAGCCGGGGCGTTGGGCCAGATCTAGTCCGGCCTTCCACAGTCTAGCACTCTCAGCGGTGCCCGGTGTCGGGAAGGGAATGCCCTCCTCACGCATGTACCGGTACAACTCAGTCGAGGCTACCCTGGGCTCCACACCCTGGAACACTAGGCAGATAGCAGCGCCCCTCAGGTGTGCTTGGAGCAGTACATCATCAGCCGTTGGTGTCCAACTCGGGGTGCCTTTCGCTGGCAACGGTAGGGCTGCCAAGAGCCCTATCAAGCCCATCTTCAATGATAACATCACGTGCCCTCCGTTGAATGAGAATGTTGGAAGTGGTATGAATCAGTTTCTGGGTGAGGTCTATCTCTTCCTCACCATTCTCAATGCCCATCTGAGCCCTGAGAAGATGCTCCGCTGATCCTTGCTCTACCTCCTCATCGAGGATGTCAGAGTGAGAAGTAACAACAGCTGCTAATTCAATCAGTCGGTCCATTGCTTCATGGAGAAGCGTATAAACCAAAGCATCGTAGTCTTGAGGATTAGGAGTGCGAACCATGTTTCCGTGAATAGCGGTTGTAAGCGTAGATTGAGATGGCAAGTGATAATGGACGCTTGCCCAGATAGCTGTACTGGTGGACCTTGTAACGCTTTGCCAGCCTACGCAGCTGCCTCCACGTTAAACACTCTTCCAACCATGTAGCAAATACCTCAGGATCGGATTGAAGTGGACCGGTAATGCTCATCGTTCACTCAGTCGCGGCTTGTGATTTTGAAGGAAAAAGAGCGGCTTTACCATTCATGCCGCTCAAAGATGTTGAACATGGTTAGTGGAACATCGGGGAACAATTCGTTGGCGGTTTGCATAGCGTGGGCCTTGTTGAATGCGAGGATCTCAACAGGCCTTGGTCTATCAGGTAGGAAGACCTCATAAACCCTCAGTCTATCACCCATCGGTGGTAGCCTCCAACGTCAGACAGTGGTTCAGGTGTGCCCGCTGAATGCGCTGGGCTAGATCCAGCATGTACCGGTCACCAAGGGCACCACGGCGAAAGATCTCGCTGATGGCCACCTTCTCAGACTCAGTGAGGCAGGCACTGCCAGTAGCCTCAACCTTAGACAGTAGATCCTTGAATGCTTCAGTCATGGCAGGGTAGTGGTTGATCACAGTGAGCAGTCGCTCCAGGAAAGGCGGTAGGGTTTGGAATGGCGTTTAGGGTGGTTGCGATCAGGGGTAGCAGTCGCCACCCCCATCACATCATAGACCCACCGTGGCCAGTCGGCTTGTGATTTACTGGCCCAGTAGGCCCGGGCCCCGATCATCCGTTCTCGCTGTCTGGCGATGCGATCGGGGCTCAGGCTCGCCTCAGGCATCGGCGCCTGATTGAAGCTCAGTATCTGCTGCACAGTCCAGCCGCTCGATGCGGTCGCGGATGACCTGGATGTCCTGGCGCAGCTGGTGGAACCCACCGCGGCAATATCCGATCTTAAAGGCGGGTTGCTCATCGCTGGACAGTGTGCGGATGCAGGCGTCGATGTCGGATTCAATCAGCTCAAGGCGTAGATCGATCAAACGACGGGCCACTTGCCGGGCCACACTGCGGACAGGAGCAGGCTGCTTAAAGATGTAGTTCATGCTGGCAGCGTCAGCATCAGGATAGACAGTCATCACGTGTCAGGATAGGTGGAACAGGCTGGGTGGGTATTTGTTAGGCGCCCCCACCCTAGGCGCCAGTCTATCAGATGAACACCTCCAGTGCATCAATCAGCTGCGCCTTGCGTGCTGTCCGGTAGAACGACCGTCCAAGGCCACAGTGGCGGGCCATACGGCGCAGCTCCTGAACCGTCATACCCTCCAGCTTGGCACGGTAGGCGGCGAACATGCACGGGGCTTGCTCGGTGACCTGCTCGGTGGTGCCGACCCACAGACTAGCCCACAGGCGGGCCAGCTGATCGTTAGTGCGGTGGACCCACTCACCGGTCACATAGCCCAGTGTGTACACATAGGCCACCAGCTCAGCCAGCTGGCGGGCGAAGGTCTCAAGTGGGCCGCCCAGATCGTAGGCGGCGATGGTGCGGATGTGGTTGTTCATGGTGTGTTCAGATGGTTGCGTGAACATTGGTAGTCTAGTCACGGATGCTGGGCCTGTCGGCCACATTGTCATAAACCGTAACAGTTGGCCAGGCGGCTTGTGAACCATGCCAGGCCCCCAGCGTTGCCCCGATGAAGGGGGCGGCCCATAATGCCTGAAGCATCAGGGCCAGCCTGAGTGCTCGCATCACACCCCCATCAGGTCGGCCAGCTCCAACCACAGAACGTTCCAGCACGCACCCATTAGGCGCTGCTCGGGGAACTCTCCGGTCAGTGTGGCCACCGCAGCCTGACCCAGCACCTCAGATGTGAACACCGGGAACAGCAGGCTGTTAGGTGCTGCGCTGCAGATGTGGCCAAGCGTCAGGGCCAGCTCACCTTCAAACGTGGCATCAGCGCCAATCACGGCATGAAGCCAATCATGGAGGAAGCGGAACATGATGTTCTCGCTAGGTGTCAGCAGGCTAGGGTCAGGATCGTTGCCCACGGTGCTGACCGGAACAAACACCCACTCACCTGGCAGCTTGGGACGGTTGAAGGCTGCCACAGCTTCCTCCAGTGGCACGTCGCGGTCGACAGCCTGAGGCACGAAACCACGCTCAGAGGCGGCTCTCATGCCCGAGAGGATCCACTCACGCAGGCTCTCACGGGTCAGTCGGAACGCAGAGCCAGCAGTGGCGGTGGGCTTGCTGTTCAGGAAGCAGTCAGCCATCTTGGCTTGGAACTCAGGGGTGGCCAGCTCGGCAGCCACGCCCCGGCACCATGCGGCTTGTGATTGGTCGGGAATGTGGAATGTCATGATGTGTTCAGATGGTTGCGTGAACATTGGTAGTCTAGGCACGGGCCAGCTGTCTGCCAGCCCGATCGTAACATAGCTTAATCAGCCAGGCCACACGCGATGCGGCGATAGGTCACCCACGTCACAGCCTGAACCTGAGCCGGTGTCAGCTGCGTCCCACACAGGCTGTGGCTGCGCTTCGACACGAGACAGTAGGCCCGGGCAATCTCAGCATACAGTTTCACACCAAGGCTAGGTGTCTGCGTGGTCGGCACTCGCTCTCCAACCCAGATAGCGTAGGCATGGCCGTCCACACACACGGCATCCTCACGACCGGTGATGCTGAGGAAGAATGCTGTGACCTTACGACCGTTGAGGATGGCGGCGATGGCATCCTGGCTTGGTTCAGCCAGCCTGAGGATAGCGGCAGCCTTGGCACGGTTGATGCCATAGGTGCAGACCCTGACGGTGGCCGGATCGATGCCGGCATGGTGAGCCCGGATCATAGCTTCAGCGTCAACACAGTTACGCTGCCATCGGTTGTTGGGCGACAGGGCGGCGATCACACCCACAGCTTGCTCAAAGGTGATGCCATACGTGGCAGCAAGCATGTGGCCGAACCGCTCGGCCCGAGCATACCACTCAACACCGGCAGCAATATCAGCTTGGCTTGCCAGCTGGAGCCAACCTGCGATGTGGCGAGTCTGTGCTCGCTTGGTTGTAACCCGTTTGGACATGGCCTGTTCCCCGTGGTTGTGGTGGTTTGGTTCGATGCGGAGCGTAGCACGTATTGGCTGGCTCCTGTAAGGACCGGGTTGGCTTGCCTTCGCGGCAGCTCCTCTCGCCTCATGCCCCACACATTAACCGGGATTGGCCAGCTGTGAACCCCTGCCACATGGACAACTGGCACATTCAGGACCAGATCGACTGCAGCGCAATGGATCTCGGGAATGTGAAGACATCCTGAAGTGCACAGATCGGTAGTAAAACTGTATCAACATGATACACATGAGACCCACATCCAACCCACACTGTATCCACGTGATACACAGTGGCCTAGGTGTGAGCCTGCGTACCTGCGTATGTGGCAGTGGCGCAGCAGCTGGACAAGCCAGTGATACCAAGGCATCTGGGCTGGCCACCGGCCGCTTGGACACACCATCTTGGACAC